AGAACTGGTTAAGTACATCACAGAGACTACAGAGTATCGACTTAAGCGTGGATCTGGCCATCAGTTCGATGTAATCAAGAACTACGTCTCTAGGTTAGAGCCTCTAGCATCAGCATCCATTGCTCTTAAGATTACCTTTGATAAGGTATTCTCAACCAAGCAAGGTAGTGACCAGCTACAGGCAGTATGTGATAGCATTGGTCATGCTGTTGAATCTGAATGTCAGATGCGTCACTATGAAACATCTGCACCAGGACTCCTGGCTGTACTCAAGAAGAACTACTTCCATAGGTCTATTGGTACACAGCAGAAGCTGACTGTTATTCGTACCCTCATGAATAGGTACGACATACCAACATGGGATAGCTGGGGTAGGGCTAATCGAATCAAGCTAGGAGCATGGCTGCTTGACTGCATCATGCACACTAGTGGGTGGTTCGTTAAAGACCTACGTAGGATGGGTAAGGTGACGATGACGTTCGTAGTACCTACACCTGAGTTCCTCGCTATCAAGGACAAGGTAATGTCCGATGCAGAGCTATTTGCTCCGCTTGCCTGGCCCATGCTTATCGAACCTAACGACTGGACGAATGAGCGTGCTGGTGGTTACCTTCTCAATGAGGTAATGCGAGGCAATGACCTAGTCCGTAGGGGAGACCCCACCCGTATACAGGGGGAGATACCACTGAACTTTCTGAACAAGATTCAGAAGGTAGCATACCGTATCAACAGCTTCACATATGAAGTTGCTGAACAACTGAGTGAGTTAGAACGTTCAGTTGGTAAGTTCCTCCCAATTGTGCATCATACACTACCTGCTAAACCTGCTGATATAGACACTAACTACGACAGTAGGAAGGACTATAGAAGAAGGGCAGCAGAGGTTAGGAATGTGCAAGCACAAGAGCCTAAGAAATCCTGTCGTACTAGGATGACTATGGAGGCTGCTCGTAGGTTTAAGAACAGGGATAGGTTCTTCTGTCCATGGAGTTTTGACTACCGTGGTAGAGCGTATCCTATTCCTGCTTTTCTTACACCACAAGATACTGACTTCGGTAAGTCGCTATTACTCTTTGCTGATGGGTCGTATATGACTCCTGAAGCTGAGTCGTGGTTAGCATTCCATGTAGCAACCTGTTATGGGTTAGATAAAGCTACGATGTCTGATAGGCTAGAGTGGGTGCATAGCAACATCACACTCATCAGTCGAATCGCTACTGATCCCATTGATTGTTTACCTGAGTGGGAGGTCGCAGAGGAGCCCTGGCAATTCTTAGCAAGTTGTCATGAGTATTACCATTGTGTCGTCCTTGCTGATAAACAATTCACCTCACTGCCTATAGCTGTCGACGCAACCTGTAGTGGCCTCCAAATCTTGGCAGGACTCGCACGAGATAAGTCCACAGCTAAGCTAGTCAATGTCCTTCCTGGTGATAAACCACAGGATGCCTACAAGGTAGTCGCTGAGGTCGCTATGTCTTCAGTGCCTGAACGTTTACGTCCACACCTTGACAGGAAAAAGACTAAGCGATGTGTAATGACCATCCCATACAATGCTAAGCCCTACTCCAACAGGGGTTACATCAAGGAAGCATTCCTAGATGATGGCATTGAGCTTGATAAGGATGAGCTAAGCCAAGTTGTTAAGGCTATCCGCTCAGCTATGGATGTGGTCGTACCTGGCCCCATGGCTGTGATGAAGTGGATTGAGACAGAGGTAGCAGCTGCTGTAAAGCGTGGTGTACGTCACCTAGAGTGGGAGACCCCATCTGGATTTGTCGTGTACCAGAAGCTTAACAAGAAGCAGTTCCAATCAATGGAGCTACAGCTACTGGGTCGTTGTAAGATGAACGTTGCAGTGGGAGAGACCGATGAGGTTGACCTCAAGCATCACAAGAATGCAACTGCCCCAAATCTTATCCATTCACTCGATGCTAGCCTGCTACATTTAAGTGCTCTACGTTTCGACGCACCTATTGCTCTCATTCACGATTCTGTGCTTTGTCGTGCAACGGACATGTCTACCTTGTCCGCCATTGTACGAGAGACATACATGCATCTCTTTGCAGAGCATGACTACCTGCGAGACTTTGCCCGACAGATTGGTGCAGAGTCCGAACCACCGATCATTGGTGATCTAGAACCAGAGACCGTGATCGAATCCACCTACTTTTTCTGCTGAAATGACACAATCCATCCACGTTACCCAACAGCCTGTTGTCCTTGAAGGCTATCAAGCTGTACTTAAACCCTCCAAGTTTGGCTATTCACTGTCCGCTCTCCTGGACTCACAGCTCATCGAAGTCCTGGAGGATGACCGCAAGGAAACCCTTAAGTGGGCTGAGTCTAAACTGAAGAACCCCAAGCGTAGTGTGCTCAAGCCTGAGCCCTGGGAAGAGGTATCCGAAGGTAAGTATAAGACTAAGTTCTCCTGGAATGAAGAGAACCGCCCGCCCGTTGTAGATACCGAAGGTACACCCATTACCAACCTTGATCTGCCCGTATACAGTGGCAGCAAAGTTAAACTTGCTTTCAAACAGAAGCCCTACATCCTCAAGGATGGCGTCACCTACGGCACCAGCCTTAAGCTTGTCGGTGTGCAAGTCGTTGAGCTTGGCGGTGGTGCTGGCATTGATCGCACCGAACTGGGTGACACTGAGGTAGCTGCACTGTTTGGCCAGACAACTGGCTTCAAGGCATCTAGTACTGAAGCTGGTGTGGTTGATGATACTGTCGAGGATGACGACTTCTGATGGCTTTCCGCTCAGGACTTGAAGAGAAGGTCGCTGATCTTCTCACCAACCTGGGTGTTAAGTACGAGTACGAGTCAACTAAGGTACCTTACGTACTACACTGCAATTACACGCCAGACTTCCTCCTTCCCAACGGTATTTATCTAGAGACGAAGGGGCAACTGACTGAGGAAGATCGTCGTAAGATGAAGGCCGTTAAAGCTTTACATCCTGACCTTGATATTCGATTCGTATTCCAAGCACCCCACAATAAGATCTACAAGGGAAGCAAGACTACTTACGCCAAATGGTGTGAGAAGCATGGTTTCCTCTACTGTTCATTCCACTCGATACCGCTTTCATGGCTGACCTAGAACTGATTAAAGACTTGGCATCAGGGCTTATTGTAGCTCTTGCTAAATCGTCCTCACCCAACGATATTATTGAAGGGTTTGAGGACGCACTCGATGCCTACGAACAACTCATTCAATCCTCCTATCAGTGACGCAATTGACTTACGGAACTGCTGAGTACTACGCTGAAGCATTTGCTGACTTCCTTGCTGATGTAGATGCAACTGATCCTGCTACTACTGATAACTTGATCAAAGGTTTCTATCTCGCCATCGATGGATGGTTTGAACATCACGATGCACAAGCCCGAGCATATGCAGAACTGCGAAAGCGAGTTCGTCAGACACTTACCGTGTGATACCTGTGGGTCATCTGATGCAGCTAGCCTGTACTCAGATGGCCACACTTTTTGTTTCTCATGTAACGCCTACACCCACGGTGATGGCGATGTTCACAATCACAAGATGACCACCAATGTCCAACTCCGAGGTTCAGCCGAGCGGCTGCAAAAACGGAACATCTCAGAAAAGGTATGTCAACAGTACCGGATCTACAAAGACGGAGACGTTCTACGTTTCTATTATTTCGACGATGCTGGAGTCGTTAAAGGTTGTAAGGTAAAGACCAAAAGCAAACTGTTCACCTATGAAGGAGACGTACCTGGAACACTCTTTGGACAACATTTGTTTCCCTCCACTGGAAAACGAGTCGTTATCACCGAGGGAGAACTCGATGCAGCTTCATGTAGTGAGGCTATGCCGGGGTGGCCGATGGTATCTCTACCTAGCGGTGCCGCAGCGGCCAGGAAGTCGGTACAACGGGCTCTCCAATGGCTGCAGGGTTACGAGGAGATTGTCCTGTTCTTCGACAATGACGAGGCAGGCCGTAAGGCGGCGGAGGAAGCAGCAGGGGTCCTACCACCTGGCAAGACAAAGATCGCAAGACTTGAGGACTACAAGGATGCGTCAGACGCTTTACAGGTCAATGACTCTGAAGCAATTCGTCGAGCGATTTGGGATGCAAAACCGTATCGTCCAGATGGAATTGTAGACGGTAAGAGTCTACTTGAACTAGTAACCACACCTA